CTCTGCCCATATGAATATGGATAGTTCAACTCTGTCTGTAGCGCCGTTGGCGTGTTTAAGAGGAGTGAAACTGGATATCTTAACTTGACCCATAGTCTGCCACTCTCCAGCTGGTATCACAAGATTTGAGCTGGGATGAACGTATGGTAAGACTAATGTCGCTCCAGATGATCCGCATGGATCTATGTACACGGAGGGACGTTGGGAGTAGTTGATGAGGTTTGCGGAAAAGAATTGGTCGAATTGGGATTCAAACTGATCGAACAAATGCAGCGGTTGATAGTGCATGAGCGCCCTTCCATAATCCAAGTTGGAGCCGGTCACTACAATCTTGACATGCAAATTGCATCGTAAGAGATGGAAGTTCGATATTCGATTCACTACTCTTGGGTTGGTAAAAAACTCACTCCAAGGATTGAAGGTGATCGATAGTTGTGATCCCACTGACCAAGACCAGGGGGTTGACTTTATGGGGCGGGACAGGAAATGTCCAAGCTCCGTATCGGTCGTGTCTGTGTTTGAGAACGTCGCATCTGGTTCTGATGTCACCGCTAATTTCCATGATTGGGCGTTGTCGGCGAAGTTGACGGTCTCGGCTCGTAAAGATGTTTCTGTGGAGACTTGATGAGACGACCGGTGTCTTTAACAACTGACATGGTGTAGGTCGATAACCATGTTAAGTTCTTTGCCTTGTTGGGTAAACGCCTCTGCGAATGCCAACTGGACAGACTGAGCACAGCTCCATACAGGCGTCTATGGAGAATGAGTAATCAAAGTCTGAACCGTCTATTTTGCTTAGTGTCCGCTGACGAGCGGACAGAGGGATGCCAGTTTAGCGTCGCGGCCCACGACGGTGCTGAGCGACTCCGCGGAGCGGAAGTTAAACACCAGAGGGAGGAGAGATGCGATATTCATCGTACTTCTCCTTCCAGGCCGCCACTCTTTCATCGTAAGATAGATTTAGAGTGAGAACCATGTGCTTGACCTCGGCTCGATCTGCGATATCACTCAGCTGAGCACGTCTTAGTTCGAAAACATCACGACCGTGATAGAACCAAGCCGACAGCGCACCGTCAATATTTTGAGCGGCGATCTGTCTGGCAGTGACGTGCTTGGAGCGCATCTGACAATGGAGAGACTTGAAGATCGAAGAGTCTTCCAATTTGCCAACCCAACATTTGATGTCGGGGTGGTAAAATGATTTCCTCTTAAGAAAGTCAGTGTTATCCATTGTGGAATACTCCGTCGCTTCTGAAGTCTTGTCCGGCATAGTAAACTTCATGTCATGCTTCGCGAAATACGCGGCAACAGACTTGTGAGT